CGGGCGATCTCCGCCGCCACCCGCAGCCCATTCTCCCCAAATGCGGGGGCCTGAGTCTGCTGGCCCTCAGCAATGCCGTCCCCTGCCACCCGGGCGGGGGCCTGCGTATCGTCAGACGATCCGGCGGGCAATTCCGTATCTGGGGCAAGGCGGCCCTCCTGGGCCGTTCTCGTCCCATTTTCAGGGGAACGCTCCAAACTTCTGGTCTGCTCCCGGTTTGCGATGGCGCTGGAGGCGGAGCCCAGACCGCCAAAGCCCACGCCCATGAGCCCGCCAGAAATACCAGCTTCCAGCACCTGCCCAACCATATCGGCGGCGGTCTGCTTTTTAGCCTCACTTTCACTCATCCCCTGAGCCATATAGCGCTCAATGGACAGCTGCCAGTTGGAAGCGTCCCCCGCCGCCAGCGTGTCAACCAGAATGTTGGCCGCTTCGGTAGCCATTTCCTCCGTGGCGTTTACTCCGGCGGACTTGGCAACATTTAATACCACATCCTTGATGCCTGTTACAGGCACCTCCTTCATGGCCTTTAGGTTTCCAATGCTAAACGACTCAAAAATCGCCTCAAACGCTCCGGCTGCAAGGCCAATAACCACGGCCTGCTCATCTGTCCCGCCTCTTCTGGCAACATCTCGCGCAGCGTCGCCCATTGCCTTGCCCGACAGTAGTAGCCCGGCGGCCTTGGCACCTTTGGTCACACTGCCCGCCAACAGGCTTTGCCCACCGGAAACCGCAGTGTCGTAGACCAGCCCTGCCACGTTTCGCCCGCCTACAAAAGGAACGGCTTCCGGGATGGTGAGGTCTGTTTTTTCTTCGATGTTTTCTCGCACCGGTGAAGTCAGTTGATTGCCCATCTCCCCGATCCGCTGAGCCTCTGTATTGTAGTCCACCGGTTTCCCGGTGTACTTCCGCACTGCGTTTTGCCACACCAGATCCACGGCGCCAACCACACCGCCGGCGGCCCCGCCGGGGACCGCCAGAAGAGTGCCAGCAACAGGGTGCTCGTCGGAAAATCCCGACAACTTCTCTTGTTGGGCCTCCATCGCCCGCTGGTTCAGATCTCGTTCCAAATACTCCGTATACTCAGTGGCTTTGTCCCATTCCCCGTTCCCGGCAAAGTAGAGCAGAACACTTTGCTCGTCTTCCGTCATAAGACCCCACTGGTCGGCCAACTGAGAGAAGTCGCCCATCTGGATACCACGGACGATGTTTCTGGCCTTTACGTTGTCTGCCCATACGGGGATAGCCTTTTCAGGGGCGGAGTTTTTTGCCGCCTCCACTGTTGTCTCAAAGTCCTGCGCGCCCATAAGCTCTTCATATTCGAACCTTGCCGCATCCCGTTCCATCTGAAGGAGGGCTTGCTCTGCACTGGAAAGTGCCCTGTCCGCCTCTGCCGCGGTGCGAAATGTTGTCTCCACCTCCGGCATAATTGTGTCCGGGGCTGCCTCCTTCACTGTCAGCCAGTTCTTTTGGCGCCGGATGCTTTCTACCTTTTCCCGCTGGTTATCAGCGACCTGCCGCTTAAACTCCGGGGTATTTGCCACCTGTTGCAAAGCAGCCGTGTCCACCGATGCGCCAATGCGGGAAAGTTCTGAATAGTCGCTGTCAGTCAGCACATCGGCGGGTTTTGCGCTCGGTCTAAGTTTCTCCTCTTTGATCTTTGCTGGACGGGTTGCATTGGCGTTACCGCTATCCCCCGGAGAGGCAGAGGCGTTTTCTTTGGCCCTTTTCTCCCGTTGTTCTGCCTGATCCACCAAAACATCGTAGTTTTTTATATATTTTAATTTGGATTGCTTGATTACCGACACAGTGTAGTCACCTCACATCACTCCACCCACTCGTCCGGGTCATACCCAAAATATTCAAACAGATATCTGGCACTCCTCTCATCCAAGCCTCTGGCCACCACATAAGAGGCAATCAACCTTTCTCCTATGGTTCCGCCCCCTCCAGGGCTTTCCTTCTCCAACATGGCTTCATTGTATTTGTTCAGTTCCGCAATGATGGACTGTACCGTTACGTTGTCTGCCGGATTTTCAGTCTGCGCATTGAACACCTGATCATAGTATTCCTTTGCGCTCAATCCACCAGCGGCATCCGTGGTGGTTTCGCCCCACTTGCCGTCCGGAGTGACGCCAAGCACGTCCTGCATGGCTTTGATGGTATCTTCCCCAAGGCCTCCATTGTCATAGGTTCCCCGGCCACCAGAGTCGACGTTATCCCCAACAGACTCATAGGCACTGTTTTCCTGCCCAAACAGCCTGCTCAGATACGCCGACGCCTCTTCGCTGGTCATGCCCGCCTGCTCCAGCAGGGTGGCATTGGGCATGATGCCCGCGCTCAGCTTGTCCATGACCCGGTCATAGGCCGTCTCGCTTTCATACCGGCTGTCTCCGATGAAGTCCCGCCATGCATTGTACCCGAAATTCTGGTCCCACTGCCTGTCAGCAACAGCGTCACGCCCCGCGTTATAGTCGAATTCTGTCCGCCACTTGTGGTCGCTCACGTCATCCCGGTACACGCCATAGCTGAAGTCCCGATCATTGTACCAGTCGCTCATGGTGTCACGGTAGCGCCCATACTGGGTAGCATCCATATCGGTGAGCAGACCAAGATCACGCACCTGCATATCAATATCATCCAGATACATCTGGTACGCCATTTCATACAGCTCCGGAATCTTGTCCGCCAGCTGGGCAGCATAGTAGTTGTTGGCCTGCGTGGCCGCGTTGACGGCATAAGAGTTCATCCCTCCGGCCTGAGAGGCCGCCGCCGCCAGCGTATCGTTCATGGCCCGGTCTCCCTCCCGGTTGTACTGGGCCTTGTACTGCTGATATAGGTCGTCTTCTTCGGCGTTGTAGCTGAAGTCCTCCCGGTTGAGAATTTTGTCCAGCATTTCGTCGATGGACATCTGGTATTTGCTGTCAAAGGTGGGCTTTGGCCCTACGGAAGAGATGTCCCAACTTGGCCAACTCCCACCAACAGAGCCCCCACCATTTCTATTGCTGGTTGGCATGCTTGCAGCGCCAGACCAATCGCCGCTTGAAGGGTCCCAAATTACATTCGGGCCCAGAAGACTGGCCAAAAACTCATTTTGTTTGTGAAGCATGTCCTTACCGGATTCGTCTGCGCCATGCCACGCTATCGAGTTTTTGTTCATCTGGTCTCTGATGTAGTCCTGTTGCATTGTGTAAACACCCACATTTGTGGCTGACCCTGCAAAGTCTACCCACGGGCTGTAGTTGTTGGTTTGAGTCGCCCCGTAAACGTTTGTCCCCGCCGCGTTCATATCTGCGATCTTTTCGTTTCGCTGCTGCTCATACTGCGCAGCGGAAATATAATCACGGTTTTGAACCGCCTGGTCAATAAGCGCCTGATAGTCTTTGTCCTTATCGTATGCCATTGTCTCCCCTCCTTACCACTCGCCGCCGTCCACTGTGATGGCGGTTTCTCTTGTGATGACCAGTTCTCCGGTGCCATTCATGTAAAGCATCGCTTTTCCCCCGGCACCTGTCACAGAGAACCGAAACACGCCGTCTTTTCCTGCTCCGGCCACAAAAGACTCCCCGCCCGTGCCTGTCATCTGCACGCTGTCTCCGGTAAAGCTCACCTTCCCGCTGGCCGATGTCATATCCGTAACGTCCATCTGGATCTCCGTCACGTTGGTGCTGTCCAAATTGGTCAGCGTGTATTCCAACTGCTCTTGGATGTACCGGATATGCTTTGCCATTCCCCGGAGCGCCGCCTCCGGATCTTTATAGTCGCTGACGCGCAGCTGCTGTGTGAATACCGGCATTACACATCACTCCCATATTGGAATTCCCGTATAAACGTCCGCAGCAGGCATTCTCCTTTCCCGGTCAAGCGAATTTCCACGCTGTCGCACCGTTCCGGGAACACGGGCACTGTCAGCGTCCGGGCCCGCTCGTTGTGGGTCGTGTATACCTTTTGCCACCGGGGAGCATTGTCCCTCCGGACCTCCACCGTCAGCCACGCTTTCTCCCCCAGCGTCAGCCGCAGGTGGAAGCGGGAATACACTTTCCTCTCGTTGTACACCTCAGTGAAGGGGCAAAACGTAACACTCCACTCCATGTCAGACTTCCCCAGTGTTTCGTCCACCCGGTACAATCCGCCATCCGCCGACAGCATGAACACGTGCCCCTCATGAAAGGCCATGTCTACGCAATGAGTTCCGTCCTCCCGCAGCCACAGGCCCCGTAGAACGTCATACACATAGACGCCCCAATTATCGCCCTGCCGCATGGAGATGTAATACCGCTCTCCGTCACTGGCCGCGCAGGCAGAGGAAAACCGCACTGTCCCAAAATTGGAAGAAACAAGCTCCGGCACGCCGCCTGTATAGGCATAAACTCCATTCAGCCCTTTGTAATACAGCGTTTCGTTGATGATGCACATAGACCGCTCGCTGCCGTACTGCACGCCATAGACCTGGCTGGTAACCACTTGATAATTGCTGGGCTTTGATCCGTACAGCTTATGGAGGGTATGCTCTTTGAAGAAACACACGTGGGATGAATACGGAGTGCACCCCGTGAACTCCCCATCACTGCTCACGTCGATGTAGTAGCTGTCTCCGGTCAGGCCATCGAACACTTGAAAGTTCAGAGGATCGCCGTATTTGGAGCCATAGATGGTGTTCCCCTTTGTCCCCCAAAGGCGGTAGTTGCTTTCACAGATGTAATCCAAATCCGGGACTTCCCGCTTGATTGTCACCTCGCCCTCTTCTGTTCCTTCTTCAAAGGTGTTATTGTAGAAGGTCAAAACATTCCCATCGACACCACGGACGATGACGCTGATGTTGTTTGCCTCTGCCGCGGCCCCGCTAATCGTGACGGCGTCACCTACCCGAAAAGCAAACTCCGTCCCCTCCGGCGCCGCGATTTCTTTGTCGGAGAATACCAGCCCCGCGCCGGTATAGGTTTCCTCCATGTTCCCGAACGTCTTTTCCGCCACGTTGTAGTAGACCTTGTCCGGGAAAATGACAATATAGTTTCCGACCGTGGCAATCTGCTTTCGGTTGTCCTCTACCTGCCCAACGACCTCGCCCTCATAGATCACGTTTGTGCCGTCTACCACCAGAAGCCCATCTTTTGCGTGCATGGCTCTTGGGGCTGAAAAGCTGTCCACTAAGTCCCGCCCAAACCGCTGGGTCAGGCTGGGGGCCAGCACAGAGGACACATTCTCCGTGTGGGAAAACTCGCCCTCCTGCCAGCCCTCCCCCAAATTCAGCCCCCGGAAGGCAACGACATATTTTTTTGTGTTTTCGCTCTGCTCGCTCAGTCTCGGGAGCATTTCATCACCCCATCACATTTCGGAAGTTCAGCGCCCGCCCCGCCGCATTCCGCTGGATATACCACGCCTTGTACTGTTCCAGCCGCTCTGCAAACATCAGTGCGCTGTTGTTATAGTTTCCATACTCTTTGTTGTAGAAGTCGATCATGGACGCCACAAACAGAGCATACACGTCGTCATAGGGTGTGGGCACCAGCAGATCTTTATCTGCATCTTTAGGAAGTTCATAGGTCACAGTTTCCTCATCCTGATGGATTTCCGCGCTGATCATGCCATCCAGCCTAGCGATCCACTGGTACTTCTCGTTGTTGTCGTACACGTTGGGCTTCACTGCGTCCACGTACTCGATAACCTTGTTCATGGTCGTCGCCATACCCTACCTCCTTCCCCCTACCATCGGCTCTTCTTCTCTCTCACGTCCACGTGGGTGAAGGTCTTGTACCGGCCCACGCCGCCCCAGCCGCTCAGATACTCGTCGGCGAAGGCGTACACCTCGTCGGGCCTCACCCCCGCCACCGTGATGTCAGCCGCCACCCCGTACAGGTGCTGGGAATAGGCCGCCCCGCCCACCGCCTTGTTTTTGCCCACCGTGCGGTAGCCGCTGTTGATGGTCACCGGCTTG